TTTGAGTCTTCTTTTCGAGTACCCGGAAAGATGATAAATAAGTCCCTGTGGGTGGTTAGAGTGCCTATCGGCATAACCTTAACCTTGAACATCATAGGTGTTAACTATGAGGACTAGGCAGTTTATGACTAAGGCAGTCGCGCCATTCACAAGGATCGCGAGTCCGTACAGGCGAGCTTACGCTTTGTCCATCACCAAGTGGGTGACGGAATCAGGCTTCGACTGGACTGCTGCAATGGTGAAATCCCTTGTTCAGTATGCCCTTAAGTTGAGGTCAGGTGACAGCGTACCGCGGCCGCCGTGGGTAGCCTCCGTTTGGTTAAAGTACTTGGAGAAAATCTCTCTTCAAGGAAATGATCAACAGTTCATAGAGCTGATCCAAGTCTTGAGGGCCTACACTATGTGTGGGCGAGAGAAGGTTAGTCCTTCACCTCAGGATGAGGCAAAGTTCTTAGATGCTGTTACGGAGTTACCTAGTTCTGATTTTATCAGGCTTGGAGGACCCCTGGTGTGGGAATTGGGTGTACCGAAGGTGAAATTTGAGAAATCAAAATTCTTCCTAGGGATGTCTACTTCTCACCCTTGTGCTATCCGTGAGGATAAAGTTACAAGGGTTTTACGCCAGGAGGCAGAAAGCTTGATAACGGGACGTGGGGTAGTGCCTGTTCCGAATCTCATGGCCCTTACGGGCCCTGCCTTCGAGAACATGGTGGGGAATATATCTATACTGCAGAAGATCTCCAATAAATTGGGTTTTTCTAAGTATAATATAGGCTCCCCTTATCACACATTGCCTTTCCAACTCCGTCAGGTCCCACTGATGTATATCAGTGTCCCTCCGGAGAGTGAGGAGTATGCGGGCACCGTGTATTCACGTGTCCAATCAGATGGAAAGGTCCGATACTTTTATTCCCCCCCCGTTTGGATGCAGTTTCTGCTTCGCCCTTGGGCGAAGAAACTGTTCCGAGCGTTGAAGGGGATAAAGGAGGACTGTACCTTTGATCAGGAAAAGGGCGTC